AAACGTAGACGTGCTCTCCAGCCAGCCTTTGGATCTTTGCGGTGCATTTCTTCAGCCCAGTCACGACCTTCTGATTCCATTGTATCTACAGCCTTACGCTTGTAGTCCTTTGGATTTGTGTGTTCCTTTACAACTAAGGCTAGACCACGTTCAGCATTGTAGTTTGCTGAGTCTTCATCTAGTTCTTCAATAAAACGAATTTTTGCTGCTTGACCATCTGCTAACTTTAACCAACGAACCTTTGGCTTACTTCCGTCAAACTTTGGCTTGTCGAGTAGGGCGTTGATTGCTTTTAGTCCCTTTGTTACACTCATGATTTTCTCCTTTTGTTTTGTATTATTTATTTTAGCATAGCGATGATAGAATTGTCAAACTGGTATTCTAGTTTTTTAATTGCATCATCATCCATGTCGCCTATATCTTTATATTTTTTATCTAGATTAATTACAGTAACAATATGACCAAGTTTTTCAACAAGTTTCTCAGTCATAATTTTTCCTGCTTCATCATTATCTGCTACTAGTACTACATTGTTAAAGTACTTCTCTAATAGTCTGATCTGAGATACAGACACATTAGCACCCAGCGTAGCAACTGCTGGGAATCCTACTTGGTCAAGTCTAATAGCGTCAAATGATGATTCAACTATATAGACTACATTAGAAGTTTTAACTCTATGTAAGTTAAAAAGAATTTTACTCTTAGGAAGTCCTGGAGTATTTTTAAATTCTTTACCTTCAATGGTTCTTGCAACAAATCCTATACACATACTGTCAGGAGAATGCATTGGAACTGTTACAGAGTCTTGTTTTTCTGAAAACCCTAAATTAAATTTTAGCATAGATTCTTTTGTAATTTTTCTACCTTCAAAATATCTTATTGCTCTTGGTGATTCTAATGCTTGATTATTTAATCTCTTTATTAATACTTCATCATACTGAACAAAGTCAGGTGGACTATAAAGAGTTTTATTAATAACTGATTCAAGATTAACTTCAGAACCTTTGCTTTTAATATATCTAAGAGTTTCAAAGTATGATCGTCCAGTCATAAACATAATAAATTCTTCTAGACTTTTTGTTGTTTGACAACCAAAACAAAAAAATCTTCCATGCTCTTTTGAAACTTCGCCTGCAGGGGTTCTATTGTTATTATGGTATGGACAAAATACAATAAGTTCATTACCAAATTCTGCCTCTACATCAATACCTGCACCATTAAGTACACGACGAATCTGTTCTTCTGTATACACTTCAGTCATTTACTTATATTCCTTTTTTGACCAAAACTTATTTTTATAACCTCTAATTAATTTTGTTTTTATTATATTTTTAAAAATAAAATCTGTTCCATCTTCATATTTCTTTTTTTCTGATATCCAAGAATCTCTTTTAACTGGAATAATTTGAGCAATTGGAGTTCCCTCTGGAATAATTCCTTCAAACCCCTCCCTAAGAAAAAATGGGAAAAATAATCTATTTGGAAATTTATCAGTATCTACAAATCCAGTCATAGTTGTAAATGGTAAATCAAATCTTTGTGATGGATGAGTTATCCATAAACTATAACCCTTCGGAGTTATTATTTTCCAATCTGTAATCCATCTAAGTGAAACACTACTATGTCCAACTGGACATGGAAAATTTCCTAATAATTCTTTATCCTGTATATCTAAAGGAGACCAGTCAACACCCCACTCAATTTCTGGATTATATTCTGTATCTGATTGATTTGTTATAATAATATCACAAGGAGTTACAAAATAATAACCAGATGTCAAAGAGTCTACCAGTGGAACACATAATTTATATGTAGCAACTGATTTTTCACTTCTTGTTTTAATTACATTATTTTGATTATTGCTAAATATTTTTTGATCTCTATACCAATCTGGTACATTATTTGTTGCTGGTTTAGGCATTGAAAGAATATAAGTTGCAGCAGGTGTTGCTTCTTGAAATATAATTTTTTGTTTATTATTTTTTTTAAACATATTACTTATCCTCAAAATCTTTATAACGATAATATCCCTTATCAAAATCTACTTGAACTAAAAAATCACCCATAAATCCATTACGATTCTTTCTAAATACACATTCAATAATATCACTATTAGGTGAACGACCTAGTGCTAGTAACCAGTCAGCATCATATGAAATCTGTCTAGACCAAGATGTTTGTCCAAGTGTAGGCGGTGTACTTAGATCTTTAACATCATCAGGTGTAGCAGATGAAATGGCAATGATAGGTACCTCTTCACTAATAGACATTAGTTTAAGTTCACGAGAAAGATTCTTCATCTTTACCGTTTCAGAATCAGCCCTTTGATTTGGACTCATCAACTGAAGGTAATCTACTACCACAAAGTCTGGCTTGTATTGATCAATTTTTCCACGAATAACAGAAGGTGTTACTTCTCCACCAGAGTCGTTTGAGATAATGTGAAATTCTGGTCTTCCATCAACTTTATTAGCATGCCACTTTTTAAGCATATCAATCTCAACTTCACCATTAGATAACTTTCTATGTGACCATAGACCTTCACCCATAATTGCATAAACACGATTGCGAACCTCTGTCTCACTCATTTCAAGTGAAACAATCATTGGAGACTTTCCCTGCTTCCATGCCTGAACAGCAAAGTATAAAGCCATCCATGATTTACCAATTCCTGGATAAGCAAGAAACACTCCAAGTTGTCCTGGCATAATGCCAGACGGAAGATAGTTATCAAACCCTGGTAAACCTGTTTTAATGCCTTTTTGTCCAATAAGGTTTTGCGCTTGAACTCCCTCATAGTATGCAACTGCAGAATCTAAATCAGTTGCATCAATATCACGAATAGCAGAGGTGTTCTTTTTTAACTCAGATGTTTTTGTGATTAGGTGTTCTAGTGCTTCTCCACCATTTCCACCTTGAATATCGCCTGCTGCAGATCTAATAATATCTTTTAAACTTTCATTTAAATATTCTGTTTGTAATTCTTCAAGATGATGTTTTGTTGCACCAATATTTTCTTCTGGTGTAAAGTCTCTAAATTTTTCAACAACAAGTGAAACTGGAGGAACAGTTCCATTGTTTTCTGAATAAAGTCTAATAAAATTCCAAATATCCTTATGGGTTCTCAAAAGGTTTTCTACATTGGCTTGAAGCAGTACATGCATTTGTTTATCTTTAAGTACTGCTGATATTACTCTTGCCTCTGTATTATTCACTTAACCATTTCCTCGCTAGTTCTCTTCGTTCAATTCTTTCTTTTAAATCTTGTTGTACATCTAGTCTACCATTAAGAATCTTCTCTGCGTTATATGCAAAATAATTCCAACTTGGTTCTTGTGCAATACTAAAATAATATTCAAGTAAGTCATAACAATCTGAAATTCCATATGACTCAATAAGGGCATCTGCTGCCCACTGCTCTACGTTTATATTGAGATTAGACTTTTGCTCGTATCTTTTCAAGTAAAACTTGTTGTAGCGACTGAGCAAAGCCATTCGGTCTTTGCGATCAGCCATATTTTACTCGTTAATTTCAGACTTGGCGTCTTGAATCTTTTCTGTTAACTTATCTTCTACAAACTTATAAACACGTTCAAAAGCCTCGTTTGTAGTTTCTCCATCACGCTTGCTATCGACTACACCTAAGTCAAGTCTCAATGATTGAAAATTTCCAAGATTGAGTGTATATCCTAATGTTACATTTACTTTTGTTGATTCGTTTTCCATTACCCCACCTATTTCTTAGTTAAATACTTTCAGACCATACAGGAATGTATCGTCCATCTTCTGTCCTCGTATATGTAAGTATACCGTCTCCCATTCGCCTTGTCAACTCTTGGCTTGTAGGTGTCATATTATTAGTTACTAGTCCATCTTTTCTTGGTTGTCCAATATGTATACTTGCAAGTATAGCACGTATATCTTTTACATGATCTTCTGAATAATATGCCCTAATTTGAAATCCTGTTTTACCATTAATACTAGAACCAACTGGTGGTGGAATCACTCCTCGTTTAATTAAACTTGGAATATATTTTCTGTGACGATTAATTAATTTAGCAGTCTCTGCTATGGTATATGCTCTTTGTTTATTACGTTTAAAATCAGAACGTAAACATGTTTCAAGCCTATCTTTGTTAATGTTATAAACTGTTACCATGCCAGTGGATCTTGAACTATGATGAAGTCTAACAAGATCACCATTAAGAAACCATACTTTTTTATTTCCAGGAATTACAGGTTCGTTATTGTATGCTTCGCTCTGGATTTTTCCTTTAGCAGTAACCATTTGCCCTCCACAGAATCACTGGGTGGATGATAAAATTTTCTATTGCCACATGCAATACAATACGTTTCAATGTGATCAATATTAGAGTGTATTCTATCAATAAAAACTTTTCCTTTGCATTTTAAACAATTAATCATTAATTAGGAATTCCAACCGCTATAATATTAACTCCAACGGTTGTTGTTCCAGAAGTGCCAAACCTTACAACAAAGTCTGCTCTTCCCTCTGAAATTGATTTTAAAATAACGGAAGCATTAGAACCTGCACTTGTACCAGCAATATTTACAATTGTAGCAGTTACAATTGGTGGATATTTAAAATTAGAAAAAGACACATAATCTTCTTTTTCTTGACCCGCAGTTACTTGTGCATTATTATAAATTTCTTTATATGATGCAAGAATTCTTGTTTCTGACGTTTTAACACTTTGTTTTCCAGCACTTACTGTATCAATTGTTGTATAATTATATGTTGCTGATGAAACTTGTGTTGATAGATCATTGACTGCTTCTGCCAATTGATATATATATGTTACATCTAGAGGTTGCCCTCTTTCTGGTAGTGGTACTTTAGCCATTATTTCCTCCTATTAAAGTATATCATTATACGGTCCAAGGTCCACCTTGATATACCCGCAAAAATGTAGAATCTCTATTTATTGGATTGCCTTTTAAATAAATTTCTACAGAAAGTCTATTTGGAGCAGATGCTTGAACAACTCCATTAATTGTATAATTTATTGGTGTTAAAAGTGAAATGCTTGAACCTTGTATTCTTGATCTATATTGCCAATCTCCGCTATCACTTCTGTCCCATTTTACCCATACATCATATTCTTCAGCAGTTGTAATATATTCTAAATCTTTTTTTATAACAACAGCATTCCAAGCAACAGTTGTAATTGATCCTGCTTTATCATGACTTATTAATCCAGGCGTAAACGTATAACCTGGGGTAAGCATTTCTAATGGAGACCAATGAGATGTTCTATTTTTATCTTCTGATAAAATTCTATATCTAAGAATATAACCTTCAATATCAGGATTGATTGCTGGTAAATTTTCTCTTTTAATCCTTGTTTTTTTTATACCACTATCAACCATTATGATACACCTATTGAAAATCTAAACTCAATATAGTTGGTGGTATTTGGTGATTTAATAATTGATTCTGATGTTGCATTTTTAATTACAGAATACCCAGTAAGTCCGTATAATGGATTTGTAGTTGCAATATTTTCTAATCTCATAGCATCAAGTGCAATGTAGTAACTATCAGTTGTAACTCCTCCATCAATTACAGATGCATAAATTTTTATAACTGTTACTGCATCCCAAGTAAAATTTGCGCTGGTATATAGTTCTTGAAGTTGTTTGTTAATAACAAAATATCTATTATTTGCAAAATCAACCCCATCAATACCATTTTCAATATTAACTTCAAATCTTGCATAATTTGTTGGTTCAGGTTCATCTGTAGTGGCAAAATCAACTAAAATTCTTACATTATCTGGCACTGCTAAAGAGTCTCCGTTTTTACTAACTAAAGAAAATGCTAAACGTAATTCATCAATTGGAGAATTTTTTGTAAAATTAACATCAGCGCCTGTTAAATGTATATGATTTGATCCTGATTGAATTTCTAAATGATTATCAACAACTTGTAAGTTTGCATCGTTGCCTGCTATTAAAATTGTATTATTTAAAAATCTGCATCTTTCATATCTATTAGAACGAGATGTTTTATAAAATATTGAATTATCAGCATTTGTTTGAAAAACTGGATTAGTAACCGCAATAATATTGTCATTATTAGGATCATCTAATGGTGAAGAAATTGTTGTTAATCCTGTAGTAGATGTTGCAGTATGATATTGCCAATTTTCTCCAGTTGTAAAAGCAAATACAGTTTTACTATCATATGCTCCAGCAGATGGATTTGATCCTGCTGAATAAAGACCTATTTCAGTTATTTCATATCTTTCTTCTGTTGGTAATTCTGCTGTTAAAACAATTTTATTTATTCCGTTTTCATTTACAAAACCTCTTGATGAAATTGGAACACGAAACATTTCAAAATTTAAACTTTCTTGCGTTGAGTAGTCTCCGTATGGATCAGAAGTTGCAAGTGGTTTTTTGCCACAACCAACAGCCATATAAGAAGCATATGCTGGAGCCTGCCCAAGCATATACTTGCTAATAATTGTTTTTCCTGTATTAGTTATCATTATATATCCGCCTCATATATTGTACCACTTATCGCTATCTGAATATCTATCTGTTCATCATTTGCAGTATTTACTGTTTCTATAATTAAATCACCTGTTGTTGATTCAATATAAACATTGCTTCCATTTGGACCATTACCAACATTTGGAATTTTTTCATTAAGTTTAATAGAAAAATTTGCAAAATATTTATCTGATGTTGATTGAAGACTAATTATATTATTAGGGTTATATTGTTGTTGTATTGAGGTTAAATTTTTAATAGGACTATAAGATATTTTTTGTCCATTAATAATATCATTTCTTACAATATTAATCAATTCTTGACCACCTATATTTTCAAAAATAAGGTCTGTCATTATTTCAATTGGCACTGACTCATTATCAAATAAAACTGTATCTATTGGTGCTGTTTTTGCAGGTGGTGCTGTTGGAGTGGAAACAACTGTAGCAGGTGTTGGTGTTATAGGAGTAGGATGTATGGTAGGTGTTGGTATAACTAACGATGGATAAAGTGTAGTAGTTGAAGGCAATGTAGTTGCCGTAGGTGTTGGAGTAACGACAGGTGTTTGAGTTGGCGTAGGGGTAGGTGTTGCAACTGGATTCGGCGCTGGAATGTCGGAAGGCGTTGGCATTGATGTTTCGGAAGGCGTTGGAATTGGTGTTGGATCAAAATATCCATCATCAAGCATCATGCGATCTGGATTTAAATTATACATTTTATACCTCACTCAAATATATAGTCATACTTGGACCATCAATTCCTCTTGAATATTCTATGTTATATATAACAAACCTTGATGTATTTAAAGCAATAACATCTAAATTATTTATATCTTTATAATCAATTGTAACAATATCTCCTAGTTGCAAAGTTGGAATACTAAAAATATTTACTCCAATAGATTTTTTAGGATGCATAACTTTATTAATAATCCAACCCATTAATGCTTGTGCATCATCTTCTGTTTGAATATAAGTGCTATCAATTGAAAATTCATTTTTTCCATAAGTTAATCTACTAAGTTTAATTTCATCATATTTAGATTTTTCAACTAATGGAGAATATGTTAATAAACTACCTGAAAATTCTGGATCAGATAAATTTCCTCTTTTTTCAAAATATTGATCAACTGTATATTGGTGTGTTGTATCTTGAGTAAATGTAATACCTTGAATTCTTAAATAATTTCCTGTTGTTTCATCAAGACTTAATGCTTTATCTGTAGCATTAAATATTAAAAATTCTGCACCATACGAATCAGCCTGAAATCCAGAAGTTGTATATCCTTTAATTCTATTAAATGTTGGTGATAGTTGTGCATAAAGAGCAGGATATGCACGATCATATTTAATATCAAAATATGCACACTCACGCATAATGTTACCAAATTCTTCAAAATACATGTTGTATTTAGGAGGTTGTTGTGCACTAATACCCGAAAGATAAGTTGATTGAATAATTCCACTCATAGCATATTTTCTAAATGATTCATTTGCATCAATATTTTTATCTCCAAATGCTGTAGCCAATGTTTCACCAACAGTAAATGTTGTATTTTGTGCATAATTTTCTGATAATGCATAAATATTTTCAAACATAACTCTTGAAGATCCACGAACAAATGGAGCCATATTATTATAAATTGGAAGTGGGTCTAAATCATCAACAACTTTAATTAATTTATTATTAATATATAAATAAAATCTTCTAGTTTGTCCAATATCTTGATATTCAACAGATAAATCATATACTGTTGGATTTTCTTCTCCAGACATTCTATATTGACCAGTAAATCTTCCATCATCTACAAGAATACTAGAAAGTCCTCCCCAAAGTTTTACTGGTATTGCTTGATCTGATAAAGAATCTTTTTTAATTTTATAAAAAAGAATATTATTAACTGAAATTGTTGAATTCCCTTGATTATCTAATTTAAGGTATGATCCAATATTGTTTTCAGTAAGAGCAACAATTTCAAAATAATAACCATTATTTGTTTCTGGATTAAGTAAAACTGCAAGTCCTCCAGAACCCCCGCCAATATTTACATTTTGATCTGTTTGTGATCCATTAACTTGGTAATATGGAATACTTCCAATTGGTGTTTGAGTTCTACTAGTATTATTTTCTATTTTTCCAACAATACGCATTCTAGTACCAAAATGTTTATATGCACCATTTAGTTGTTTATTAACATATGTTACAAAATTTAAAGGAGTTTCTGTGGTTTTAAAAGATGGACCATTCATAATTAAAGCAGAGGATTGAATTGTTCCTGTTTGAGTAGATTTTAAATTATTAATATCTGTTTCTGTTAAATAATTGTTAGCCATAAAGTTTTTAATAATGCCATTACGAGTTGTTTGTCTTGCCAAAACATTATTTATTCCAGCAGCACCGACTGTAGTCGATGGTAAAACAATGTCTTGATCAAGTTGTGTTGTAAATAAATACTTTGTTTGCATATCACAACCACGAATATTTATATTATCTGACCAATATGGATTTATTCCAGCATAGTGTTCTGTAATTGTGGTTCCAAATTGTGCACGACCATGGGATTGCACATCACCATTTTGTAAACGTGCAATTCCATCTATAGTTTCATAATATGGAGTTGATTGAATTCTTAATAATCCTGTTGGATATATTTTTCCATTAAATGGAAGTGATGCAAAATATTTTTGATATTCTTGATTATCGGAAATCCAAACATTTCCAATTCCAGTTATATTAAATTCTGCTGCATCATATTTAATTATTTCTCCATTAGAATATAAATAACCTTTATATCTTGTAAGCCAATAAATATTTTCTCCAAGATCAAGAACATTATTTACAATGGTGTGGTTAACAACTAATGGTGGATTAATTGATAAATTTGAATTTAATGGCATTGCACCTAATACATAACTTCCTTGTTTTGATGCAAGTTCATTAATTGTTTTAGTTGTTTCAGTTCCCGAAACTTCCCACAATAAGGCTGGCTTATAGATCCAAGTTTTATCTTGATCAACCATTGTTGACTGGCGAATTGAACCATAAGATCTTTGAATATATCTTGTTGTATAGTTAATTTTTCCATCATTATAAATTTTTTTATCTTCTGATGCTATTGAAATAATATTTGGAAGGTTGCCAGATCTTGAATTTTCAACTACACCAGTATCTGTTTGTGTATTTGATCCAGAAAGAACAAAATCTGTTGTCCTTTGATTTTCTGTTGGCATCATGTAGTCTTTACTCATTACAACAAAGTTGTTGTATTCATCAAAAAACATGGCTGTTTGTGTTGAAACAGCAAGTTGATTTAATACTTGTGCAACATTTTGATCTGGGGCAATAAAGAAAAATGGAATAATTGGATCTGATTCTCCTTCAACCCTTTTAAATGTATAATTACTAAAACCAATATAATCTAATAATGTTGTTATTGCAAAACTTAAAGATGTTTGAGTTGTAAGCAACCTAGGTGCTGGCATTGATTCAAGAAAAAAATACATATCTCTTAATGTTAATGAAACAGTTGCACCGTTACTTAATGGAAATCCTTCACAATACAATGTTTTAATTGGAATAGAATAGTTTGATCCATTAACATTCATAATTGATTCATAAAAATTAAATTTAATATTTTTTCTTAAATAATTATTTACAAGGCTGGTTGTATTATTATGATTAAAAGCAGAATCATCATCAAATAAAGTAATTTGTCCAGTTGAAGCAAGTAGTTGTCCTACTGGAAGAGATGTTATTCCTATATCTGATAAGGCTTTTGTTACTTTAAATTCAACTACCTTTTCTGAAATATCAACAACTAGTCTAGGAGACATCTCAATTAAATCAAATGTGCAATCAAATTTATTCATTGTTTCAACAACAATTCTAATTCCACGAATATAATCAAATTCTCTATAGTTTATATTATTATCATTTTGACCAATAAAAGATATTGGATTTGTTAAATCAGTCACAAAAGTTGTTTGACTATTAATTTCTTCTGAACCTAATTTCCATCCATAATTTGGAATAAAACTATCATATTGATTAGTAGAACCATTCCAAACATACATAATTCCAAGTTCATTTTCATTTTCAACAACAAGATAGCCATAACCATTAAATGATTTTTCTGGCAATAGTGATAATGAGGAAACTTGTTCTGCAAAAGTAAAAGTAGTTTTATATTCATCTGGCAATATTAATCCATATTGTAATTCAACATATCCATCATTTCCAATAATTGATGTTCCGTCATCACGTAAAGAATTTTCATTAAATGAATATGCATCAATCCAATTATTATTTTTTAAATATTGAATTTTCCATTTAACTGGAGTTGTTTTATTTAAATCTCCATAAAATGGATCTGCAATAGAAGTTGCTGATGTTATAAAAGGTCCAAGATCAACAGAACCAATATTTGTTTGCATTTTTACTATAATTCTATTTGCTGGTATTTTTTCTTTATATACCACAAATGGAACTGCGTCATCAATATAATATAATGAATTAGAAATATTATTAGAAATTCCGTGTTCAATATTATTTTCTGTTCTATATGATGTCCAATATTTAAATTGATCATAACGTGATGGCATATAATATCTTGGTCTTTCTGCCATTGATGCCCCAGAGTTTGGTAAATACTTGCTATTAAAATATAATGGTTTATTAATTCCAGATCTTGGTCTAAAAGGTTTTAAACAATCTTCTAATGAATATATCATATTCATTTTATCTTTATTTAATGTAAATATTTGTGGAGTATCGTTATTGTCATACCCTCCATCAATTACAACATCTGAATTTGTAGCACCAGTATAATAATTTCCAACATCTTGTGGATCAAAAATAATTGGTAAATTTCTATATTGAACTTCTGAACCAATAGGTCTATATCTATAATTACCAATTTTAAAAATATTATCTGGCATATTCATATTCCACTCAGCCAAAACAAGTGATTGAAGTTGAATTGTTGAAGATGTTTCTAAATGTGTTTTTAATGTTTCATTTACAAACACTTTAAACCTCTTCCAGAGTTACCGATATATTCCAAAGGTCAAAATTATTTGCTCCACGTTTAATAACAGAATAGTTAAACCCTGTAATATAAACTTCCATAATTTGATTATATTGTTGAAGATGCCCATATGCTGCTTCATCAGTTCCAAAATTATTATACTTGTC